GATGGCTGTGGTGCTGGCTGGGTTTTCTTGGTCAGAGGCAGACAAGTTGCGTAAGATTATTGGTAAGAAGCGTGATGCGGCTGGGTTTGACGAGTACAGAGAGAAGTTCTGTAACAATGAGTATTTGACTCGTAGACAGTCTGAAAAGATTTGGGCTGACTTTGAACTTGCGGCCTTGTATATGTTTAACAAGTCGCACGCTGTTGCATATTCCATGCTTTCGTATCAGACGATGTGGTTGAAGATTAACTATCCGAAAGAGTTCGTATGGTCAATGCTCTACAATGAGTCTGAAAAGGGTAAGATCACGGCGTATCTCATGGAGGCTAACCGTCTTGGTATCAAGATTCTTCCGCCAGATGTGAATCTGTCTGGTGAGTATTTTGATATTGACTCTGAGGGTATTCGCTTTGGTCTAAAGAATGTGTCCGGTTGCGGTAATAGCGCAATTGAAGAGATTCTACGTCATCGACCATTTAGCTCTTTTGACGAGTTCTCTAATAAATGCAGCAAGCGCCACGTTAAGGCTCCGCTGAGGGAGAACTTGGATAAGGTGGGTGCGTTCGGTTCTTTGGGTTATGACTCTGCCTACGATCATGAGCGGTACTATCTACCTATTCTTGGTTTCGCTATCGGTCTGACCGATACAAATAACGAGATGGACGAGTTTGCGGAGGCCATTGAGGGCTTCCATGAAATCTACTCAGAACTGCGTATGGTGAAGGCTGTGGTGCGTTCTACAAAGAAGACACCTAAATACCTGCGGGTAGAAATAGAAGACCAGACTGCTTCTACGACTGTGTTCTGTGACAGGAACTCTGAGATTGCCAACAGGGACTTTATGTACTGTTTGATCGGTGACAGAACAATGCACATGCATTGTGACGCATACGATTACGCTGGTAGCGAGTTGTACGATCTTACAATGCTGAGAAGCAAAGGTATGGATCATGACTACTCATGGCTGTACGAGACAGGGCTGGGCGATTCGTCAGATGAGAGAAGCCTGTTATATATCTTTAGCACTAGAAGTTTTACAACATCTAAGGGTAAGGATATGTGCAACTTCTACGCTTGGGATGGTTCTAAGATTATCAAGGTCGTAGTTTTTCCAATGCTGTACGGAAAAATGCGCCATTTGCTCGGCAAGACGGGATGGCACGCTGCTAAACTAAAAGGAGTGAAAGACCTTGAAGCGGCGGCTCGTCTTGATTCTTATACCTTGGAGAACGAGAACTCGCTTATCACCATTGATAACTACATCGAAAGAAAGGGCTTGGTGAGACAGGGTGTCAGTTGATTCTTTCAGGATCACTAACGATTACGGTAGCATTGACTACTACACAAATGATCAGGAAATGGTGAAGCAGATTCTGCCTAATCTTTTCTTTGAGCAGAAGTATGTTGAGGAATGGCTCATACCGCACATTGAGAACTCAACTGTAGCTTTAGACATTGGTGCTCATTGTGGTTCTCATACCATAATGTACAAAAAGATTAACCCTGATTTGATTGTTTACGCTTTTGAACCGCAATCTATGATGCATGAGTTGTTGTGGAAAAATGTTATAACAAATCAACTCGCTAACGTATGGTGTTTTAATCAAGCTGTGGGCAACATTAGTGGCGAAGTTGAGATGAACGAGTGTGTTCCTGATGGCCATAATCCGGCAGAAAAAATTCAGTATGGGGCAAAGCAGCTTTACAATCTTGCCGGTCTAGAAGTTGGTAGTGGTGGAGAACTAGTCGAGATGATTAAGATTGATGATTATAATTTCCCCAAGGTTGACTTTATGAAGATAGATGTTGAAGGATACGAACCCCTCGTTCTAGAGGGTGCTATTGAAACGATTAAAAGAGACAAGCCAGTAATTAGTTATGAATCAAACAGTAAGTGTGCTGAAGGTGTGACTAGGAGTTCTTACACTATTCTGACCGATATGGGTTATGCTTGCAGAAATGTTTGGGGCGATAACTGGTTAGCAATTTATTAATTAAGGAGAAAAATGCTATTTATTGATAAAAGAAAGGGAGATGTAGTTCCCACTCATGAGATTATTCCAACGCCTAGCATTGGTCTTAATCGTGCCCTTGGTGGTGGTTTATACACTGGTGCTACCCATCTTTTTTGGGGCACCCCATCCGTAGGCAAAACAACAATGTGCTTCCGCATCGTCGCAGAGGCGCAAAAAATGGGCTATAGGCCGATCATTGTTGACTCCGAGTATTCCTACTCAGAAGAGTATGCGGCTAAATGCGGGATTGATGTTGAAGACGTTGTTCTTATCCAGTCTACGGTGGTAGAAGACATTCTCAGGCATCTAATCGGATACCTGAATCACCCTGATGAAAAGCACATTTTCTTGTTTGACAGTTTGTCAAACATTGTTAAGGAAGAGTTTTATGACAAGCCTGATGGCGGCAAGGCTATGGGCTTGCAGGCTCGTTCACAAGGCTACTTCTTGCAGAAGCTGGTGAACCATCTGCACAAGGAGCGAAATATTATGCTCTTTGTAGCCCACCAGACAGTTGATCTTAGTGGTATGTATGCTGTGATGAAGGCTAAGATGGGAAATACTGTGCATCACAACATGCACAACATTATTAAGTTATTCCTGTCCATGTCTCAAAAAGAGATGGAGCGTGAAGATCGTACCAACAAGATTATGAGTCAGCGTGCAACGTGGACTATTGAGAAGACAAAGCAGTTGCCTACGATTGGTACGCAGGGTTATTACTATGTTCTTCCGCAAGAGGGCCGGATTGATGTAGAAAGAGAGTTGATTGAGATGGCGGTTGAGAATGACATCATTCAGCGCCGTGGTGCCTGGTACGCTTATGGTGAGCAGAAGTGGAATGGTACTGCTAATATTGATCTGACCTTTGAACAGATGGAGGAAATCTACAAGGAGTTGGTGGGGTGAAGCGGGATGAGAATCAAGAAGCTAAGCGAGATAAGGCAAAACCTGTTAAGAACTCAGGTAGAGGGTTTCGAAAGGGAGATGCGACTTTCCACAGGTTTCTTCTTGACTATAAGCATAATGGTAGTAGCTTTACTCTTAGCAGAACGGCTTGGTTAAAGCATAGGAAAGATGCTTGGAGAAGTCAGTACCGCTATCCGTGCATTTCAGTGGTATTGGGGGAAGATTCCGATACCAAGGTTGCTATAATTGACTGGGAAGTATTTAAGGAGTTGATACGTGACTCAGATTACGAATGAGGAACTGTATCAGATGGCATTCTATTATGTCGTCGGGGTGATTAGTGGCATGGAGTATTATGAGGACATTCCAGAGCCAGATCTTGTTGACGGCTTTCTTCAAAGAGCAGAAGACATAATCTTAGAACAACGTCGAAATTATGAAGAAGGTTGAGAGGCACGGAATCTTTGGTTGGGTTATGACCGCTGTCGTAGTCATTGCATACGACTACTGGGCAATACACGGTCGTCATCAAACAATGTCTAGCGCCTTTAAGAACGGGCTATCAAGGAAAACTACTGTATTTCCAACATTTATTAGTTGGGTGATACTTACCTGGCACCTATTTAGGCCAGACTCTTTAAGAAAGACAGACTTATTCTCACTAATAGTAGATAGGAAGACGGTTGAATAATTTTTATATTGATGTAGATAAAATCTCTGAGATGATGGGCGATCAGGCCGATGAGTTTATCGAGTGTATGAAGATCGTTCAGGATATTATTGAACGACCAGAGACTTATGTTGGTGGTCAGGCGATTAGGTATGCTAATCAATTAGCGGCCTACAGAACAACTATGATTATTAAGTCTCAAATGTTTAAGAGAAAGTCCTCTCTTATGAGTGAGCAAGACAAGTTTACCAACGATATTTGGAAGACAATGTATGAAGCTCTGGGTGAAAATATCAACGTACTAAAACTATCGGCTAGAACAGGAGTATCATGAAGTCTTTAGGGGCACTTAGGAAGACAGAAGAAAAAAAGGCTGTTGTTGAGAGTAGCCAGATGACAGGTTCTCAAATGGAGGACTGGCTTATAGAAAACGTTGATCTGAGCCTTGAGAAACGCAACGAGCCGGTTTACAAGAAAGTCGATTATTTTAGGCCCAGTAGTACAAATCAGTGTGCTCGGTACTGGTATTATATGTTTGATGGAGTCACCTACACCCCTTCGTTTAGCCCTCAGACATATCGTATCTTTGACAATGGCCACGCTGTTCATGATCGCCTATATTCCTATCTTGATGCTATGGGTATTCTCGTCGCCTCTGAGATACCAATCTCAAACGACGACCCACCTATTCAGGGAACAGCGGACGGAATAATTGAACTTGATGGCAAAAAACTTATTGAACTCAAGTCTATCTCGTCAGAGGGTTTTCACTACAGACAACTTGCACACAAGCCTAGTGATGACCATGTAAGACAAGCTAATCTTTACATGCACTGTCTTAATTTAGATTCTGGATTTGTAATTTATGAGAATAAAAACAATCAGCAAATTTTACCTATTTACATAGAGCGAGACGACGTATTTCTTGATAAACTATTTAAGAAGTATAGGAAGATTCATCAAAGCGTAAAAGATGGAGTTATTCCTGAACGTCCTTACAAAAGGACTTCAAAGCACTGTGCTAGGTGTGATTTAGCGACATTGTGCTGGGCGGACAACAGCGTTGAGCAAGAGTACGAATCATTTTGAGCCGATACCGTGTAAGAACAAGGATTGTAGAAAGATCTTTGTACCAAAGACGTACAATGCGGTCTTTTGTTCCCCAGATTGCAGACGAATTGTTACAAACAAAAAGCTGCTTGAGAATTACTACAAGAACAAAGAAAAGAAGAATTCTAAACGAGTATGTGAAACCTCTAATTGCACTACTATCTTATCTTCTTACAACAAAGAAGACATCTGTGAGAGATGTAAGAGGGAGAGATACATAGAAAGACTTGTCTCCTGGGGTTGGGACGAAAAGAGCCTAAGAGATGAGTATCGTTAGAGTTGTTAATAGCATGAAGAAGTTGCGGGTCATCTCTGTTGATCCCGCCTCTCATTCGCTTGCTTGGTCTGTAGTGGATATTGAGTGGAAGGCCATGAACGTGGTAGCTACTGGTAAAATAGATTTTAAGGATACGAAAGAAGTCTCTGGCAAGTTTGCTGCAATAAAGAGTGGTATAAATGAAGTTTGCCTTAAATATAAACCGGATGCTGCTGTCATTGAGCAGTCTGTTTACATTCAGAACTTTCAATCAAGCAGAATAATTTCGTACATTATTGGTTACACTTGGGGGAACCTTGACGATTACTGTCAGTCAGTTTGTGATGTCAATCCTTTGATTTGGAAGAATGTAATTGGATACAAGAATATTTCTAAAGAAGACAAGAAAAGAATCACTACTGAGTGTGGTGGTAAGGGTGTGCAAAAGCGACTTTCTAAAGAAAGAAAGGATCGTGTCAAAGCTATTATTGAGAAACAAATAGCCTTTAG